ACTTTTTTCCACGAAAGTGGAACACATGATACTGGATATGTAACTACTGGTGAGATGATTCTGACGTTTGCTTTAGGCGCAGGAACTTCTTTAGCAGCAGATACATTTGATTTTCATATCATGTATGCTGATCCTAACTAATAGGTGGGGTGGCATCTTCGGGTGTCACCCTTCTTTTATCTTATGAGATTAAAAAAAGGCCAAATGTACTATGTGGAGTGGGATGATACAGTAATTCGTAATGATTGGTCTGAAGATGATACAAATGATTTTTTAAAAGATTCCCCAAGAGTACGTTTTATGGGGTGGTTTGTTAAGAGTGATAAACAGGCTAAAGTTTTTATTCTACAGGGGGATGTGCCACCGGGTACGGTAGTAGGGGAACGAATTAAAGTTCCTATAGGTATGATACGTGTTATTAAACGATTACAGTTGATGGAGTAACTTATGGGTTCCAAAGTAGACTTAGCCAATGAAGCCCTACTGCTACTAGGTGCTAATACAATAACCAGTTTTACAGATAACGACTCTAATGCGGTTCTAGTTAATCGGTTCTACGACAGCGAACGAGATGCGCTACTACGTAGTCATCGATGGAATTGTGCGATAACAACTGCTAATTTAGCTTCATTAGTTGGTACTCCACTTATTGATTGGAAATATAAATTTACCTTACCTACCGATCCTTATTGCTTGCGTGTGCTAGATGTGCGTACCGTAACTGGGGATATTAAATTAGATTTTGAAATACAAGGACGAGAGCTATTAACCGAGGAGTCTACGGTTGATATAACTTATATACAGCGTTTAGAGGATGCTACTCATTTTGATGCTTTATTTTATCAAGCATTAGTTTATCGTCTTGCGTGGAAATTAGCATATCCGATTGCACGTTCCACTACTATTCTACAGCAAATGGCTCAATTATATGATGCTATTGTGCGTGAGGCTCGAACTGCTGACTCACAAGAAGGCACACCTGAAGTTATAGAAGCAGATACATTGACAGATGTAAGGTTCCGTTAAATGGCAAAAGTATGGCCTATACAAACTAATTTTACAGCAGGCCAGTTATCGGCTAGGCTACATGGTCGTGTTGATGTTAATAAATACAATAACGGCTTAAAAACACAGAAGAACGCTTATAGCTTACCCCATGGTGGAGTTGTAAGGCGTGGTGGTTTTAATTATGTAGCGGAGGCTAAAGGTGTAGCTAGTGGTTCTGAACTGGTAGCCAATGGTACATTTGCTTCCAATATTACTGGATGGACAAATAAAAGTGTAGGTTCTGGTAGTTCTATTGCACACGCCACGAACCTGATGAACATTGTATCGGTAGATGCCAATAATTACGGTTGGGCTGAAGATGAAATCACGACTGTAGCTGGCAGACGATATGTAATGAGTTTTGTGATTGGTACTGGTGCTATTAACGTGCAAATCGGCACCGCTACAGGTGGGGTTGAAATCCTAGCGTCTACATCCTATGCGGTTGGTACGCATACTATAGAATTTATTGCGTTAAGCACTGCAACTTTTATAGGATTTAAACATACCGCAGGTGCTACACATACATTGGATACTGTTAGCGTTAAAGTTGCTACTCAGGATGCCAAAGTACGGTTGGTTCGTTTTGAATTTAGCATCACTCAAGCATATATTTTAGAATTTGGTAACTTATATATTAGGGTCTACAAAGATAACGGTCAAATACATACAGGTGGCGCACCAGTAGAAATAGTGACACCGTTTACTACGGCTCAACTTTTTGATTTATACTTCGCTCAATCTGCCGACACTCTTTATATAGCCCACCCTACTCACGCTCCACGTAAGTTGACACGCACAAGTGATATTGCTTGGACGCTTGCAACTCTTACCTTCACTTCTCCACCTGCTGATTTTGTTGCTGGTGCAGGCGATTATCCTCGTTGTGTAACCTTCTTTGAAGAACGGCTGTATTGGGCAGGTACAGACAACAAGCCCCAAACTATCTGGGCTAGTAAATCTGGTGATTTTTTAAATATGAATCAGGGTACTGGGTTAGATGATGAGTCTATTGCATTTACTTTAGCAACGGATGATGTAAATGTGATTCGTTGGATGAAGGCTTCAGATGTACTTTTGATTGGTACCGTAGGCGGTGAATTTAAATTACATGGAAGCGGAAACCCAGTTACTCCTTCTAATGTACGTGTCGTACAGGAAACCAAGTATGGTTCCAGTACCGTGACACCTATTACTTCTGGGCGTGCGGTTCTCTTTAACCAACGTGCCACTAAGAAAATCAGGCAAATGATCTTTGATTTGAACGTGGAAGGTTTTGTAGCCCCCGATCTAACAATTTTAGCAGAGGATATTACAGGTGATGGCTTAGCTCACATGGCATATCAGCAAGAACCAGATTCAATCGTATGGGCTGTAAGAGCCGATGGTGTTCTATTAGGATTAACTTACCAAAGAGATCAACAAGTAGTAGCTTGGCATCAACATCCTTTAGGTGGTACAAATGCAGCAGTTGAGAGTGTTGCTGTTATTCCTTCCGCAGATGGTAAAACAGATGAACTATGGGCAAGTATTAGGCGCACTATTGCCGGGGTAACTGTAAGAACTATTGAATATCTTAATAATAGTATCTATGTTGATTCGGGGTTGCAGTATTCAGGAAGCCCCACCGCTACTTTATCGGGTTTAGGCCATTTAGAAGGGGAGTCTGTTCAAATATTAGGAGATGGTGCCGTATTCCCAAACCAGACCGTAACAGGAGGTTCAATTACATTATCAGATACAGTTAGTGCTGCTTCCATTGGGTTGGCTTACACCACCGAACTGGCTACTTTAGCACCAGAAGTACCACAAACTGATGGGGCTAGTTTTGGAAAGAAGAAAGCGTGGAACCGCATTATATTAAATTTGTATCAAACTTTAGGTATATCGGTAAATAACAAGCAATTAGTCTTTAGAACTGGTGGGAATCCTATGGATTCTGCTCCACCTCTTTTTACAGGGCAATTTGATATTACGAACTTAGGTTGGAAAGAAGCGGATACTTCTATTACGATTAAACAGGAACAGCCTTTAGGCATGACTTTGATCTCTTTAACAGGGGAAATGAGTGTTAATGACTAGACACGCTCCCTTAGAGCGTTCTGGAAAAATTACAATTCGACCTTATCAGATTTCACATTTCCATAGACTTGTGGTTAGACCACATGAGGAAATCATAAAAACGGCAGTTAGATTATCTGATACGGAATGGGCAAAAGCCATAGGCAAGGAAGCCGTAGAAGCCTATACAGGCTATATAAATGGTGAAATCTTTGCTATTGGGGGTTTAAATATCCTTTGGGAAGGGGTAGGGGAAGTCTGGGTTATAGGCTCCCCTACAATCCCAAGCTATAAGTTTTCGTATGTTAGGGCTGTAAAGTTCTACTTGAAGTATTTTAGGAAAAAATATAAATTAAAACGAGTACAGGCTCAGATTGTAGCAGATTACGATATGTTAAAGAGATTTGCAGAAAAACTAGGCTTTAAATATGAAGGTACACTCCACAATTATTGTGGTGGTGATTTAGATAACTGTATGTACGCTATTTGGGAGTAAAGTATGGAACCAACTACCGCAGCGATGCTGGTTGGTGGTGGCAAAGTAGTTGAAGGAGTTAGTGGATATAAGGCAGGACAGGCATCCGCTAAGTCAGCTATGGCAACCGCCATGTATAATAAGCAGATTAGCGATATTAATGCTCTTATGGAGCAAGAGCGTGGTCGTATTACCCATACTATTATAGATCGCAATGCAGAGGTTATAGCGGAGCGTGCATCTTATGATGCTTACCTATTAGGGCGACAAGCAGATGAGGTAGAAGAACAGGCTTCATTTGATATGCAGATTGCTGAAAGGCAATATGATATTTTCACAGCCGAAAAACGTGCTAAATGGGGGGCATCAGGCGTGACTATGCAGGGTAGCCCTGCTGTAGTTGCTTATGCTGATGCTCATGCAGCAGCCGTTAATCTTGCTAATATAGAGTTACGTGGCGCACAAGCAGCAGGAGAAATAGATCAAACGGCAGAAATGACAAAGTATAAGGGTCATGCTGACTATAATGCTACCTTACAGCAAGGTCTACTACAGCAATATGCTTCCGATATACAACGTGCCAATATAATCAACGAAGGTAATATGAATATGTATGCAGGTATGTCTAAAGCGTATCAAGCTCAACAAGCTGCTAATGCAGCTTTAGTGAAAGGATTCACAAGCGCAATTACGGCTGGTGTAGGTACATATGGTAGCATGGGTGGTTTCGCTCCTGCTGGTGGTTCTACTGGTCTGGGTACATCATTTTCTGGTATTGGTGGTGGAGGTGGTGGGGTAGTGGCACAAAATCCAAAATTAGGGTTAGGTTCGATGAACCAAGGGTCAATTTTATATTAGGATAAATTATGGCAATCGGTAAACCGTTACTAGTGCAAGAAAGAAAAGGGGTTGCTAAACCTGTTTTGTCTCCTCAGACACAGCAACTTAGCACTAATGTGCCTACTCAAAAGATTGCAATGGCTGATTACAGCATAGGTATGAATAATGCCATGTCCTCACAGCAGGTTACAGGTGAGTTAGTCAACATGGTGAACGCAGGTATTAACGCCAAGGTGTATGCAGAGCAGACTAAACAGCAGTACGCTAGGCTTAATCTAATGGAGGATTGGAATAAGACTGATAATGAATTTAAGGTACTTTTTGCAAAAGCCGTAACTCCAGAAGAACAAGAGGGAGTTATGGTTAAGTTTGCTGACAGTTTAGAAGTCCGCACACAGAATTATAGAAAAGGAGGCGGTGGATTCTTGCCTAGTGCTGCAAGTGTCCAAGGACAACGAGATTTAAGTTCATTACGTAATCGTTCTAATAACATCTATAGTCAGTTTGCTACTACTATGAA